ATTAAACAAACCCGATTCTATGGTGGTGATGATCGTGGTGTCTGTATACAAATATCACAGGTAACACCAAATGCACCTCGTTACGCCTCAGAAAGTAGAAGCTTTGATTACATTCAATTGACTCGTAGACAAGCAGGTTTACTGGCAGGTGAGTTGTATCTTTTTGCTGACTCCCTTGAAGTAAGTAAGGAGAGTGAAGATGAATAGATTACTACGAAATGCCATACAGACACCAGATGGCACCATATTAGAGTCAAGAACACGACATGACTACAAGCAGTATGAGGATGCTAATGGTTTAGTTTATATGGTCGATGGGGGTTTAGACTACCAAAGACGCAGTGTAAATAAGAATGCCCCTGCAACTGACCTAAGCCTTGCCGAAGACGTACTGCACAGTATTGCACGGGAGTTCGTCACATGGGGCACCTATGGCAAGGAAGGTAATCAACCCCTGTCTTATGTAGCCATTACTGATATGGAGATTGGTCACCTTGAGGCTGTGCTGGAAACCCAGAAGAACATCTACCCACAGATTAGGGATCTTATGCAGGCTGAGTTGGACTATAGAGGGGCTGTGGGTAATCTGTATTATCGTGGGGATTACCCCTCAGAACTCACATAGTATTAGGAGAATACGCATGAACAAGTGGATTAGTGTCGGAGATAGACTCCCCGAAGAAGGTACGGCAGTCATGGTGTATGGTGCTAACGGTTACTGCATAGAAGAAATGTCGAGCTATGACGTAGCCTGTATGTCTGGTGAAGAGTACGATGTGTACTGGTCATTGGTATCTCACTGGATGCCTCTGTCTAAGCCGGGTGTAGCTAGAGGGTTTGGCCTGACCCCAAGAGGTGAGCCTATGCCTCAAACTATAGAGGAGTGGCGGCACCTAGTAGATCTGGATGAAGAGGCAATGATACGAGACAAGGTAGCTATCTCTAAGCTGAAGGTTCGTATCAACATCCTTACGCAGAGAAATTCAATGCTAGACCTGCTGGTCTGGGAACTGAAGAACCCTGCTAAGTCTACATAAATGACCTATAAAAGGGTTATAAGTGTACACTTACAGTATGACACTACGGAAAGACGTGTAGGCATGTGGTAAGCCGTTATGAGAACGTGTGATGGTCACGTTGAAGTACCACCTAGCTTGTACTAGAACCCATCAACACTTTGTAAGTCCCTCGTAACTCAATGATGCACTAGGAGTTACGTTTAGGCAGATAAGTCAGATAAGGATTGAGACTACTCGGTCGAGTGCTGACACCTAATTTAAGTATATAGCTCGGGGTACTGTAAATTATACCAACGAGGGACTACGCGGCTGTACAGAGTTGGCGGTAGTAGGGGAGCAGGGTCGCGTACCTCTCATGTATGTAAGTCAGGCGGTAAGGCATACACCTAATTAAATGGAGTTCCTATGAGTAGAACAAAGAGGAAGGCCAAGACCGGGGGAAAGTCCGTGGATAGTAGTTGCGGAAACAACAAGGGGTGCCCGGTGTGTGAAGGAAACAGAACACATAAGCACAAGAAGAAAGAACCAGTTGAAGAGGAGAAGAAGTAATGGTATTTATGGCACTATTTGAAGAAATCATGGAAGGGTTCGATTGCGACCTTAACACTGCAATCCAGTTATATAAAAGGGGTACCGTATGGGAGGATTAAATAAGAACAAGAACGACATCACAGGTGATGAACTTCGGAGTAAGGTCGCCAATACTAAGTTCAGAGATAACTTTGATCGTATCTTTGGTGCTAAGACTCCAATTAAATTAGATGCGTGGGGTGATGAAGTGCCTCTAGGTGAGGACACCCGCCCTAAAGATCGAGTTAAGCAAGGCCTAAGCCCTAGCACTTCTATCGAGGATTGGCCCACAGGCTGCATTGCTAATCAGTGTGATGGTTGTGTACGGGGTACACCTATAATCAACGGCATCCATCGGGATTCTAACGGCGGAATGGTGTGCCAACGAGGCCGTTACGCTACGGTACGGGAGTAAGGATCATGCCAGACATAACGATGTGTACCAATAAGACTTGTCCTCAGAGGGAAGTGTGTTATCGTTTCATAGCTAGGCCGACTAGTGAGAGGCAATCGTATAGCTTCTTCATCTACGTCGAGGGGAAAGGATGCCGACACTTCTGGCCTGTCCTTCCAGAGAAGAAAGCAAGCTAACGTCTCCGTGGGGAAGACTAACTTTAAAGGTGAGGGAATAACATGACCACAGTAATAGTATTAGACTTAGAGACCACCGTTCAGTTCGGGGAAGATAAGAGCAAAGACAATAGCCCTTACAATCCTAAGAACAAGATGGTCTCGTCTCACTGGCGCATGATTGAGGACGGGGTACTTGGCCCTGCCCAACGTGCAATCTACGCACACAACGAAAAGAATGGCATTGATGCTGATTGCAGTGATCAAATGAAGCATGACCTTAGTCGGGCTGAAGTAATAGTGTGTCACAATGCTAAATTCGACGTGTCCTACTTATTAGAATCTAATTTCAGTATACCAAAAGACGTGTACTGTACTATGATTGGTGAGTACATCTTCGCAAGGGGTCAGAGAGCAGAGCTATCCCTGAAGGCCACTGCTATCCGTCGGGATGTAACCCGTAAGAAGTCAGAGCTAGTGGACGACCTATTCAAGTCAGGTACAGGGTTCGAGGCTATGCCCTTGGAGACCGTGATTGAATATGCTGACGCCGATGTTCTATCAACGGCAGAGATCTACCTAGCCCAACAGAAAGATCTTCTAAAAGAGTCGAACAGAGGCTTACTCCCTGTCTTCACTTTAATGAATGAAATGCTGCTGTTCTTAGTAGAGATAGAGCGTAACGGCATAGCTATTGATAAGACTACCCTACACGCTGTAAGGGACGAGTTCCTTCTAGAGAAGGCACAGCTAGAGAAAGACCTAGATGCTATCGTCTCGGACGTAATGGGTGATACACCTATTAACCTTAACTCTGGTGTGGATATGACAGCGGTTGTTTACTCGCGTACAGTAAAGGATCGTAACTACCACAAGGGTGCATTCAACATAGGGATGAACGCTAGAGGTAAGCCCCTCCCTACCCCTCGTATGAATGCTAGTCAGTTCACTAACACAGTACGGAAGTCTACCCGGCGGGTCATGCGTACCATAGCCCAACATTGTGACATCTGTGCAGGCAGAGGAACCATCCACAAGCGCAAGGTAGATGGGAACATGTACAAGAACCTGTCCAAGTGTGTTACTTGTGAAGGCAGAGGCTATACACTCACTGAGACAGGCCAAGTGGCAGGACTAAAGCTAGTCCCTACCCAAGCATCGGATGCCAGCATCAATGGCTTTAAGACCGACAAAATGACCATACAGAAGCTGATTGCACAGGCAGAGGCTAAGGGTAACCTAAAGGCGATAGAGTTCCTTACAAATACAAGTAGGCTGAATGCGATCAGTACTTACCTAGACTCCTTTATTAAGAACATAGATGCCTCTACCCGAGAGAGTGGTCTACTACACGCCCAGTTCAACCAGTGCATTACTCGTACAGGTAGACTATCCTCCAGCAAGCCTAACTTCCAGAACATACCCAAGGGCCACAAGTTCCCTGTGCGTAGAGCTGTAGTGTCCCGGTTTGAGGGTGGTAGTATCATGGAGGCTGACTTCAGTGGCCTAGAGTTCCGTGTTGCTGGTGAGCTATCTAGATGCCCTACCGTTATTGAACAGGTACTGGGCGGCTTCGATGTACACAAGCAGACAGCAGCTATCATCAACCAGTGCGACGTAGCCGACGTGGACAAGACCATGCGTCAGAATGCTAAGGCCTACACCTTCGCCCCTCTCTATGGCGGCATGGGTGCCAATGAACCACCACACATCCAAGCGTACTTCAACGAGTACTTCAAGATCTACACAGGCCTAGCTAAGTGGCACCGTACTTTAATGGACGGCGTACTTAAAGATGGCTTGGTTAGGATTCCAAGTGGACGGGAGTTCTACTTTCCCGGTACTAGGCGCTTAGGTAATGGCCGAGTGACTAATGCCACAGCTATCGTTAACTACCCGTGTCAGTCCTTTGCTACAGCAGACCTAGTAGTACTATCCTGCATCCGTGCATACAAACGATTCAAGTCAGACAACCTGAAGTCTAGGCTGATCATCACGGTACACGACTCGATTGTAGTTGACGTACATCCTGATGAAGATGAACAGGTTAAGGCGGCCCTATACTGGGCTATGGCTGAGTTGCCTAGCGAAGTTAAAGAACGGTTTGACTATGACCTAGTGTTACCCCTCGACATAGAAATAACGCAGGGAGCTAACTGGATGGATCAGATTGAATTGTGATTGACAAATGACCCCTATTTGATGTACAGTACTAGACCTAACTAAATTACAATGATTGTAATAACTACCGGAGTATAATATGAATGAACTTGCCACTATTAGTAAATCAGAACAGATGGAGATTGCCGCCGCTATGGGTATGGGGGGTGGCTCTGCTGGCGATTCTTCTGATCGATTACCTGAGTTAAAGATCAACTACCAAGAAGAGAATGACCAAGGTCAGGAACTTCCGCGTGGTCAGTTCTTTGTTAAGGGTACCGACGGGGATTCTGTGTTCGCCAAGAAGGTTAACTTCCGTCCACTAAGCCAACTGTTTCAATGGCTGCACTACGACCCTGAAGAGAACAAGGTACGCAACAAGACCTTAATGATCCCGCAGCTTCGCCAAGAAGCCCGTGACATGATGGGTACTATCCGTTGTGGTAAGCCTACCTCGAATGCCCTTAAAGAAATGGATAAGGATACTCAGGCTAAGTATGCCAACATCAAGTGTTTCCGTCAGGTTCGTGGCTTAGTAAGCTACACTGGTAAGAATGCTGAAGGTGAAGAAGTAACGATTGATAACCTACCCGTGGTAATCATGCTCAAGGGTAGTAACTTCAATCCGTTTGAAGACGAGTTCATCAAGAAGATCCCGCGTGGTCGTAAGATGCATGAGTACTGGTTGAACATGTCCTCTACCAAGACCAAAGGTTCTGGTGGTAACGTATGGTGGATCATGAACTTCTCACCAGATTTAAACAATGCTGTAGGTATGGACGATCAGGTTTTTGAAACTGTTAAGGTCATGCACGGTATGGTATCTGCTGAGAACAAGAAGATCCAAGAAGCCTACGATAAAGCGATGTATAGCAACCAGCTATCTGATAGCGCCATGCTTGCCATGAGTACTATCCCGGGTGACTTAGAAGATGATTTAGCTGACGTAGGTTAAGCAAACTCCCTTTTAACACACCAACGAGGTAGACATATGTCTCTTAATATACTGGAAACTCAACTGCACATGGTGCTGGATAAGCTCTCTAATGGGGAGCATGTTGAATTCGAGGAGAAGTGGATTGACGAAGCGGGTGAAATGTTCAAGGACACCATCCGTCGTCAGCTATCTCCTAGGGACAACAACTTCCGTATCCGTATGTCCAACGTGGGTAAGCCACTTTGCCAACTCCAACAGGAGAAAGCAGGGTCACCTAAGTCTAAGAACCCGTACAATAACATTGTCCGCTTTATGCTGGGGGATGCAACTGAAGTATTAGTAGAGTTGTATCTTAAACTAGCTAAAGTAAATGTAACTGGCGGCAAGTCAAAGGTTGAAATGGTAGTAAATGGTACTACTATTAAAGGCGAGAACGACGTTGAAATCGATGATCTAGTGTATGACACTAAGTCCTCTAGTCCATGGGCCTACGATAATAAGTGGAGTCAGGGCTGGAGTGGCATAGCGAAGGATGATGCCTTTGGATACATACCTCAATTACTAGGCTACAGTGATGCGTCGGGACTAGAACCCGGCGGGTGGATCGTTGTTAATAAATCCAGTGGTGAACTTCAGGTTGTTGAAGCCGAGTTCTCTCCCGTGGACAAAGACAACATCCGTGCTACCATCAGCCACAACGTGGACATGATAGCGACTGATGCTCCGTTCAAGAGGTGCTTTAAGCCACAGGACGAATACTTCCGTAAAGTAATGACACCTAACAAGCGACTTGCTATGAATTGCACCTTCTGCAACTTCACGAATAGCTGCTGGCCTGATGCCAAGTACCGCCCTCAGACGGGTAGTAAGGCAGTAAGCCCTAGGTATTATTGGTATGCGGAGTACGAAGACTAATGGCCTATGGCAACATACGACGTAGGGCTATAGCTAACGGATACAGATCAGGACTAGAAGAAGACATTGCACTCCAGCTTACTTTGGCTGGGGTAGAGGCTGAGTATGAGCCTTTCCGCATCCCCTTCACAGTTCCTGAAACCCACAGGCATTATACGCCCGACTACGTTTTACCGAACGGAATAGTGATTGAGTCCAAAGGGCGTCTCACTTCAGATGATCGAAAGAAGCACCTTTACCTAAAGTCCCAATACGGGACTGCATTAGATCTTAGGTTTGTGTTCAGCAATCCTCGTAGCAAATTACTCAAGGGGAGCAAGACTACCTACGGGGATTGGTGTACCAAGAATGGTTTTCTATTTGCCACCAAGGAAATACCTGACGAGTGGATTAAAGAAAAGCCTAGAAAGGTTTCTGTTAATTTACTTTGTAAACTACGGGGAACGTAATGGTAGAAGACGACAACTTTATTGGTGCGTACATTGAACTATCTCTTAGTAAGAAGGTCGGAGGCTTGGACATCTATTGTGGGTGGGACTTGCCTAACGACCTCGACCCTGAACTAATAGAAACCTTTAAGAACCTTGCTGCTGGCATCTTCGGACTACTGTCTTGTGAAGACGCGGGAGTTGCCCACATAGGTAAACTTGTAAGGGCGGCACCGGGCTTCGATGATTACATGGAACCCGGCGCAGACTCAGACGTGAAGTTCACACCAGACGAGGATCTACTGGCTACCCTAGGTAAGGTAGGAGCCATAGACCTAAGTAAGTTTAACCCTACGAGGAAACACTAATGAAAGGTGTCTTAATAGGGTTGTGTGGTGCTAAAGGTTCAGGTAAGACCTTCATAGCTGAAAACATGAGAGACCACCATGAGGCGACTATTCTTCGCTTTGCGGATACTCTTAAAGACATGATGCGTGTGATGGGTTTTACTGAAGCCCAGCTAACAGGGGATCAAAAGGAAACGCCTAGCGAAGTCCTTAAAGGTAAGACTCCCCGATACGCCATGCAAACACTAGGGACAGAGTGGGGCCGTCAGATGCTTCATGATACTGTCTGGGTAGACATCCTTGTAGCTAAGTCCAAACAAGTTCAGGGCATGGTCGTGGTTGATGATGTTCGGTTCCCCAATGAAATAGAAGCAATTCACAATAACGGTGGTATTGTTGTGTGGGTAGATAGAGAGTCTATTTATGAGGAAGGTGACATACACCCCTCAGAGACTTCTATTCAAGCGGATCACTGTGATGTCATAATGGACAATACAGGGGCTATCGCTGATGTCTGCATTAACTTAGAAGGCTGGGCACGATTACAAGCGCGTCAGAGAGCCTACCCACCACTCCAACAACAAGCATAGGAGTAATCCACTAATGGATCAGTATCAGCAGTTTATACACAAGTCCCGCTACGCTAGGTGGATGCCCGAAGAGAAACGCCGTGAGACGTGGGAAGAGACCGTACAGCGATACGTCTCCTTCTGGGTTAATCGGGGCCAGTTAGATGAAACTACAGCAGGCGAGTTATATACCGCTATCCATGACCTAGAAGTAATGCCTTCTATGCGTTGCATGATGACAGCAGGTGCTGCCCTAGACAAAGATAACATGGCTGGATTCAATTGTAGTTACTTACACATTGATTCACCCCGTAGCTTTGACGAGCTAATGTACGTTCTTATGTGTGGCACTGGTGTAGGCTTCAGTGTAGAGCGTAACTTCATCAGCAAGCTACCCGAGATTTCAGAGAGCCTTACCCACACAGACAGTGTGATTGTAGTACGCGATAGCAAGATTGGATGGGCCTCCGCCTTCCGTGAGTTGATCGCTATGCTCTATGCAGGCAACATCCCTAAGTGGGATACCAGCCGTATCCGGGGTGCAGGTGAACGTCTTAAAACCTTTGGTGGTCGAGCCAGTGGCCCAGAGCCTTTGATTGATCTGTTTAACTTCTGTATTGAGTTATTCATCCGGGCAAAGGGACGTAAGCTAACCAGCATCGAGTGCCATGATATCGTATGTAAGATTGCAGATATCGTAGTTGTTGGTGGTGTTAGACGCTCTGCCCTTATCAGCCTATCTAATCTATCTGATCAACGTATGGCTAAGGCCAAGTCAGGCGAATGGTGGCGTACTGAAGGACAACGTGCTCTAGCTAACAACAGTGTGGCATATACAGAGAAGCCTGACTTCCAATCGTTCTTGAATGAAATGCAGACCATGTATGAATCCAAGGCAGGTGAGCGTGGTATCTTTAGCCGCATTGCTGCTCAGAAGATTGCAGCTAGGAACGGACGACGTGATCCAGACCAAGAGTTCGGGACAAATCCGTGCAGCGAGATAATCTTACGATCTAACCAGACGTGCAATTTAAGTGAAATAGTGATACGCGAAAATGATACATTAGATACTTTGAAAGAGAAGTGTAGGCTTGCTGCTATCATTGGAACATTACAATCTACCTTGACAGACTTCCGTTATGTACGAAAGATCTGGCAGCGTAATACCGAAGAAGAGGCCTTACTAGGCTTGAGTATGACAGGCATCATGGATCATAAGATCTTGGGTGACGATCAGTCTCCTCTACTAGAGCCATGGTTGAATGAGATTAAAGAAGTGGCTATCGCTACTAACAAGGATTGGGCACATAGGATAGGCGTTAATCAGTCTACCGCTATTACTTGTGTTAAGCCTAGTGGTACTGTGTCACAACTTGTAGACTCTGCCTCGGGTATCCATCCTCGCTTCTCTAACCATTACATTAGACGTGTACGTTCGGATAAGAAAGATCCGTTGGCACTCTTCATGCAAGAGAAGGGCTTCCCTGTAGAGCAGGACGTTGCTTCTGAGGCTAACCTAGTGTTCAGCTTCCCGGTTAAAGCTCCTGAAGATTGTATGACTGTACCTGAAGTGGGTGCTATGCAGCAGCTACGGTTATGGAAAGCATATCAGAACTTTTGGTGTGAACATAAGCCTAGTATTACTGTATACTATACTGAGGACGAGTTCTTACAGGTTGCACAATGGATATGGGATAACTTCGATATATGCAGTGGCATTAGCCTATTGCCTGTATCAGAGCATATTTATCAGCAAGCGCCTTACGAAGACATCACCCCCGACAAGTATGAGGAGCTATTAGCTGCTATGCCTAAAGGGGTTAACTGGGAAGACCTAGGTGACTTTGAAACAGAGGACAACACCATCGGTTCGCAGGAATTAGCCTGTACGGGTGGAGCCTGCGAGATAGCGTAGTATAGGAGAACACCTGTGCCGAGCATTAAGAAGCAGACAAAAAAAAGGCCCCTCGAGGTGGCATTTGATATGGGACAGAAGGCTTTCTATAGGGGCATATTTAATAGCCCTTATAAGGTAACCTCCTTCCTTCATAAAGAATGGACTAGAGGATTCAACTCAGGGTTTTTCTACAATCAAGAGAGGTTGCTAAAGGAAACCTCATGAGGTACAATCAATTTAATCTAAGTAGGAGTAGTTTATGTCAGAGCAATCTGAACCAGTAATACAAACCGCAGACGAGCTTTTGGAATCATCAAAAGGTAAGTATGCTAACTGCCTTGTTATCGGGTTCAATCCTGATGATGATTTAATCATGGCCAGTTCCGTAAGTAACATACCGTATATGCACTGGGTGCTTAACCGGGCCTTGTTCGAGTTGAATCTCTTTGAGAAACAATCTGGGGTATCACACGAAGAAACCCCGGAGTCAGAGGTTGACGCCGAGGCTTCAGATAAGTAACATGTAGTTTTAGTCCTCTATGCTAGTGGACACCCGCCCCCAACTCCGTCTAACCAACGGGCTACAGTTGGGGGTTTTTTATTGCTCCTCGAACTCTGGTGGTACAGCTTCTAGAGTTTCGATAGGCCTGTTCTTAGCCAGTACCATAGTACCTCGTACCATATTACGTTCTATTAGCTCCATGATAGGCGTACCTCCTGCCTTCGTTGCAATCGCTTTCATCACTTCATCGAAGTAAGCAGGCGATGTAATCATCATGTCTATCTGTAGTTCGATAGCTTCTTTAACTTCCTTCGTTCTCTTATCGATCAACGCTGAACTAATGTTCCGTGCCTTGGTGGCTACTGGGTTTAATACACCCAAGGTAAGCACGATAAGACGGTTCATCTTCTCTTTCAGATGTTCATCAAGGACGGTAGACGACCCGAAGTTGTTACCTCGTATCGCCCGGTTGTTAACAGCAACGTCCAGTACCTCAAGAAGGTGGACAAGGGCCTCTGCTTTCTTAGGTTCATCTTTAAACACAACCTTCAACGTACTAAGCGTGTTATCAAACTCACCCGTTAAGATACCACCTATCTGGGTTGGGCTTAACTCTTTAGTTGCACTCACACCTTCTGGGGTTACCTCACTCGCAATACGCTTGTTAGTGAAGATACGTTCCTTAATGTAGCTGATGTACTTAGACTTTAAGCCGTCTCGTATAAGCGGGTTACCTACATCGTCAGCTTGTCTTAGTAACTGCTCCATGAGGTCTGGGGCATTCTTAGCACCAAAGATACTCTTGAATACAGCACTAGGGTCTGACATGGTATTAGGGTTGGTACCTGTCAAGTTATTGACAAACTTAGATGCTGCCTTCTCTTGTGCTGCGACTACGATAGTCTGGTAGGCTTGCTCTGCTTGTGCGTTTGCTTGCTTGGCTGTAGTAAGTCCTAATTCAACCATCTCTAATGTATCAACAGTATCTTGAAACATCTTGACAGCGGCAGGGTTGGTTCCCTCTAGCTGTGATAAGTAAGGCTGTACGGATTCCCGTACTTGTGCCGCACTAACCTTAGTCCCTGCTTGAGTAGACCTTGACAATGCACGGATAGCTAAACCCACATAGGCACTTGCCATCTCTTGAGATACGGCCTTACCTGAAGACTTATTCAATGCAACTAAGAAGGCCTCTAGCTTGCCTGTAGTCATAGACTGTTCTGCTATGGTCAAGGCTTGCATACCTAACTCGTAGGCATTCTCCTGTCCCATACGGACGCCCGGTACAACCTCTTTGGTGCGTACTGACCGTGCTTTAGCCTCCCACTGTGCTAGTTCGTCTGTGCGTAGGTATACACCTGCATGTTCTTCATACAAGTCCATGGCTGCACGGAACTCTGGCTCACCTGAAGTCTCTGCTGCATCATCAATCCAAGACTTTAACTGGATCAGTGCATCAGACTTAGGAGCGCCACTTGCTTCAAGCAGGTTAAGGCGACGGGAGATCTCAGGGCGTAGGTTCGTATACAACCACTTGAGGTCTATATCACCCAGACGCTCAATTACCTCTGCATCAGTCTCATAGATTGCCTTGCCGTCGTCTGACGTACTAGCAACCCTCTTTTTAAGCCCTGTTAACATCTCACGGAAGGGGTCTTGCTTTGTAACGGTAGAGGTTACGAAGTCGAAGTCGTTAGTCTTAGCAGACACGTCCTCTATCAGTTCCTTCAAGCTCTGCATATCCACAGGGATATCTTCAGGTAGATTCTTGAATGCGTCGTTATAATTCTTGTAGCTTGCTTCCCAGCCTGTGAATAGGTCATCACCTGTAAGACGTTGGAGAACCTGCATCTCGTCAGCCGTACCACCAAGGGAGTTATTCTTGCGGGCAGTGTCCAGTAGACCAATAATGACATCTTTGTCTTGGGCCGTATTAGCTACGTTCTCTGCCAGTTCTACGCCTGTACGAGTCTTGGATACATTACCCAAGGCAGTAACTACGGGGCTAGCAACATCATCACCCAGTAGTACACCAGCCTGATTAGCATTGTCTATACCACCCTCTACTGCATCGTCTGCGGCACTGGTTAGGACACGGTTGGCATCTGCATTAATAGAGGCTTCACCTGCCTGTACTACTTGGTTACCTTTACGTCCCTGTTTAAGCCCTACAATATTATCTACAATAGTCTGGGAGTATTCGTTGACTGTACGCTCGTATGCTTCAGGGGACATAGTAGCCTTCATCCAGCCATACGCCTGATCTACATACTGTCGGGCACCTAGGGCTAAGGCTGTACCTGAATCCAGTTGGATAGCTCCGCCGGGTAATAAATCTACTATAGTCTCTACACCATTGGCATCTTTAACGATCTTCTGGCCTAGTATGCCTAGTTGGAATTCTTTGTTATCTAATACGACCTGACCTAGTATCCTAGCTCTTTCCGCAAGTAGTTCACCCGGCAAGTCATCTGTAATGCCCGGATCAATCTGCTTCAGTAATAGCATACCGACTTCGGCTGCACGACTAGCAGGCTTCTTGGAGAACTTAGGGAATAAGCCCTTACCGAATCTCCAACCCATGCCCATTAGTTTAATAGCAACTGTGCCTAATGCTGTGAAGGCTTCGTTATCGATGTAGTGACCTAACTGTTGGTTAGTCTCTGGATCAAACCCTAGCTTCTCTGCGGCCCAATCACCTACCAACGGTTCCATGTCCTCTGGGGTGGCCAAGGTAGCACCAAGGTTGGCACCACGCTCTATAAACAAACCCTTTATCAGTAGCTCTAGTCGTTTCTTAGCGTTAACCGGGTCGATCTTCTTAGTCTCGTCCCATCGCTTGGAGATCCACTTTGACATCTTGGAGGATATGCCTACGACATCATCCAAGGCTTTAACTCCGCCACTACCTGTGACAGCACCTACTATAATACTAGTAACATCCTGCCCTGCTTTTTCTAACTCTCCATCTGCGGGAAAGGTAGGGAAGTTCTCCGCTACAAAGTCTGTATCCTTATCTGTTATACCTAAAGAGTCAGTGCCCGGGAACATCTTAGTGTCTGTGAAGGGGATATTGAATCCTTTCTCCACACCACCAGCCACACCCTTGGCTAGATTTAGTAAACCCCCACCCACCACACGCGCAGCAGATGAAGAATCCAAGTTGGGTTCAGGTATAATGAAGTTTTTAGGTGTGCCCTCTTGATCCACAAACTTCTGTGTCCGCATGGTATCAAAGAAAGCAGGCTCACCTTTAGATTCATAGATAGCTTGGTTAGTGTAAGTCAATGCCTGATCTAACATATGCTGTCTTGCACCACTTGTTGTGGCACTCTGATAGGCGTCAGACTCCACCACTTGGATAACGATAGGGTTGGACTTCTCCTCTTCCGTGATAGGTGTTTCCATACGGTTGGGGCCGAATAGGTTACCCGTGAAGTCCATAAGAGCAGGGTTGGGGTGATACCCGCCCTCGTCAAAGGACTCTTCGCCTGTGAAAGGGGTTACCTTCTGCTTTGCTTCAACCCTAGAGGCCTTCTGTTGGGCCAGTAGAGCGTTTAGCTTGGCTAGGTGTTTCGGATCTGTATTAGTTACTGTCGTACCCATTCTTAATACCTCTCGTAACTAACTGTGCCAGTAGCATTGCCGTTGGCGTCTACTTCAATGAAGCTGATTACCTTCTGCCCCATGAACTCTTTAGGGACACCAGTATCTACCCACGACTTGGTAACCTCGTCTATTGTGTAGGTCTGGTTGTGTGGGGTAGCAGTTCCTTTAGACCAAGCGTATACCTTAGCCTGTGCTTTACCTAAGTCGGCTGCGTAGTAATCTTCAGGTCTCAATAGAGAATCCCCTACGATTTCCTTACCTCCGGGGAACATCATGACGTTCTTAACTAGAGCCTGTCGGCCTGCATCTACAGCAACCGAATCCCATCCGGCGTATAGCTCAGTACCTAAGCGACGTAGGTTATTAGAGAATGCTTCATAGCTGTTAGCATTAACAAGGGATGTAGAGATAACCTTATAGTCTTGGTTACTGAATCCGTTACCTGACTGACCTAATGCCTTACCTGTAGCGAAGATTGTCCGTACAACAGCAGCGTTAAACTCTTTGTATGCCCTAGCTGTATCTGCCGTAATAGACCCGCCACTAAGCATGAGTGAAACTTCATCGTTAATACCCGCTAATAGCGTAGTTTGGCTCTGGGTTGGGTCTTCTTCCTGCATGGTTCCTATCAAGGACATCAGGGAGTTAAGCTCTCGGTTAGCACTATTGAACAGGGATGATCCACCTCCAGCTACGGTGGTTAATACGGCCTCGTTATCATAGGCCATACGGTCTAGGTTCATCAAGTTACTTACAGCTACCGATGTAGAAATCTGTGCCTTACTTACACCACCATACACAGTACTTGCCGCTTGAACAGCTTTTGTTCGTGCATCAGCCATGTCGATGGTAGTTACGTTAGTCACATTATCCGGGGGGATTACCTTTCCACTACTGAGTACGAAGTGTCCGTCCCCATTCTTGGTGGCACTGCCCATCAGGTTATTGCCATCGTCACCTGCATACATAATGGCGAATACTGCTGCGTCATCTTCTGACTTGGTTAAGGCAGATACAGCACGGAAGGAGGCCTCTATGGCAGGCTTCTCTGTGGTAAACCACTTAGTGGCTTCGGCCTGCTTCTCAGGGTCAGGTGAGGATAACATCTGGGTATACTTAGAAAGATCTAGTCGGTATGATCCTTCCGTTAGCGTCGTAGTTCCACCCGAGGAATCAAACTGCCTATTAAGGGCAATTACCATTTCGTTCTGTGCTTCAGGGTCGTCCTTCAAGGCCTTGTAGTTTTCTGTATGTATTAGGTTAAATATAGCCAACTCTTTAGGGTTGTTGAACGTAGGGGCGTCTTCACCCTTCAATTGTTCGTTGTACTTCTTAATGATCTTAATGTTAGCGGTAGGATCTTCTGCGTCCCACGCGGGATCAGCCTGTGCAGCTAATATTACATGCTGGGATTCTGTTAGAATATCCGCCTTGTCTGCTGTAGCCGTATAACTAGCCAAAGACGTTACCGTAGCTGGGGTATACCCTGTTAAGATTTGGTCGTATACATCCTGAGTTATACCTAGGTTGTCTAGGGTCTTCTCATTGATCTGGCCCATACGCTTATCTTTGCGTTTGTCATAATCAAATAGGGTAGTGACGTTATCCACCACCTTGCCAAACAAGCTAGTAGACTGATTGTCTGTATCACCAATAACAGGTACTTCAGGGGAGACACTACTAGGCGCTTCCTTAATGGTAATTGCTGGTGAAGGGTTTGTTGGGTCTACTGTAGGTGCCTCGTAGGCATAGGAGCCGCCGTCTACCTGTGTGTACACTTGGTTGAGGGTCATTCCGCCTTTGAGGTCATTGTAGATGTTAGTCCATGCTTCGGGGGCCAACTTGTGGCCAGAGGCTACAGACTTAGCTGTGTCTCTCCAACCATCGTCTTCGGCTTTAGCCTTGTTGTATAAGGGCTTGGCAGCCATGATCTTCTGCATGTTCAGCGTCAATGTATCATCATCTGCCTTTTGCTCTTGTGCTAGTTTCGCAGATACTGAATTGGCGAAACCTGTAGCGAAACCTGACGCAAAACTAAGTCCGTTGTTAGCCATCTATTTCTTGCTCCTCGTCTTCGGCATCGTAGCCAAGCATTGAATTTTGTTCATCATCAGACGCCATGGCCATGAAGCCTTGTTCTTCTGGGGACTCTTCTGTTTCTTTTACAGGGGCTTCTACGGCCTCGGGGGCCACACCTGCTAATTCTTTGAAGGTTGCAGGGGAGGTAACTCGTACCTTTTCATCAAGACCTAAGTCAAACTTAATGTCATACCCTGTAGCCATGATAGATAGTAGCCTAGCCACTGGGCCTGCTAGTAGGAGTGCTATGTCCGCAGACCATTTACCTCGAGCAATACCCTTGGTAACAATGATGTCCGTAATAGTAACAATGTTTACTCCCGTCTCCAGCAAAGACATATACCTAAACCCGTCGGGGCCTTCTGCAAGGTCTCGAACAACATAGTCTAGGCTATCATCTAATGCGGTGAAGTCTGGTGGTCTATGCCAAGGATAGTTCCGTGTGTCGCTGGTATAGTTAGCGCCTGCAATGGCACCCTTTGGTATCTGAGCTTTATTCATCGTCAACTGTCTCCACGTCCTTTTCTTTAGCTTTCTTGGACGACTTCTTTTTCTTCTTCCCAACTAACTTTTCTTCTAGATCGTCAAGGTACTCTCGGGTGTACTTTAGGTCTTCGGAGACTGCACCCAGTTCCGTGGGCATCTTCCCGGCGAAGTAGGCCTTTATAGACTTTTTAATTGCTTCTTCAAATGTCATTGCTCAATACCTCGGTAATCAACTTGTAGGTAACCTTCGCTAGTTCTGCGTACATTCTCAGGTCTAACGCTCTGTACCTGTTGCGCTACAACACCGATGGATGGGCCTTGGGCCAAGCCTTTCTCTATGGCCTCGTCTGTCCAATCCCAGCTATACTGCATGATGCCATTCGGAAGTAGGCCAAGCTCTTTAACATTCTGTTTAAGGCGTTCATCCGACATGATTATAGCACCACCGATAGTGCCTATTGCACTACCAATGCCTGCCCACATGCCACCTTCTGCTGCCCCGTCTGCTGATATTCTTGCTGCTTCTATTTGCATCTTAGCCATTTCTAACTGCATTTCACGGTCTTTGGAGTTCTCTCCTTCCTTCCATGCAAAGTCCAACAAGGAATCTGTACGATCCCACAATTGGTTCATGACTTCAGAGGATAGATCTAGGATATTCTTTACGTCAGTAGCAGCGGCATTGAAGGCCATCTCGTTCTCTGTAAGAGTTACGGTCTGTCTCCATGATGCGTTAGCTGCATCGACTTGATACTGCATGTCTAGGTAGAACTGCTCCCTACTATTTTCTAGGTTAGCATTGAACTTGCCCATCTCATTCTTTTCACCCGTATTAAACATGGACATCTGGTTCTTTTGACCAGTGTTATACATGTCTATAGAGGCACCGAGGTTGTCATAGAACTTATCCATGTCATTGGTTTGTTCTGCACCAAAGCGTCGGGCAATGTTAGTCTGGTTTGAGTCTTCTAGGATAGCCTGCACTTTAGACTGAGTGTTTATAATCTCAGTTTGCTGCTCATTCTCTAGGTTAGCCATGTCATACGTCATGAAGGTCTTGGCGTTATTGACCGCTAAGGATGTACGAACATCTAGGTTAGCCATTTCCATCTTGGACAAGACGTTGGCCTTGTTGATGATCATCTGTTGTTTGTTGTCTAGGTTCTTAACAGTAAGGGTTTGATAGAACTCACTGTCGGCCTTAGCAATAGGCAGGGTAGCTTCGATCATCGCTTGTGCTAATGCACCTGTAGCGGCTGTACCCGTGATACCTTTAAAGGCGATAGACCTTGATACGTTACGGGCGATACCTGCGGCCCATGTTGGGATCTTAGGCTCACCTGTAACTGAGTCTGTGAACTCGGCTGTTAGAATCTCTAACTGGCCTTTAACCGTAGCCTTGGAGTCTGTGTAGTTGCCTTCACCCAAGTTCTGGGCCAGCATCTTACCCGCTACCGTGCTAGTATCGATTATGTTACTTATGTTCTGGTGAGCAAACTTATTAAGTGCTGCACCTGTGGTGTTGATAGAGCCGTCTTCGTTAATGCCCGTTGCCATGCCTTGGGTATCAACAACGATACCTTCTGCATCTACAATGGCCTTTTCGTTTGTATCCGTTGTAGCAGCAGTGGCCAGAGCATCATTTACTTGGCCCGTGGCTGTAGCGGCATCGTAGGTACTAGCCTCATTTGGACGTACTACGGAGGCGGCAGTATCTATCGAACCCGTTGCTGTAGCTACGTTTAGACCATCTGCATCCAGAGCATAGTCAGATCCTGATAGGTTAGTACCCTCAGTGTCTGGATCTATGTCGGGAACCCTATCCGAAAGGTTGCCACCCTTGTCATCTATGAAGCCACTAGGGTTTCTAAGTATGTCAGTAGTGGTATCAGTTACGTTAACCTCACCCACATAATCCGCATTATCTGCAACGGAGGAGTTGTAAGTTTCGTAACCCTTTACGACCTTGGGTAGGGCTACCCCACCTGTAGGAGGCTCCACTGCGGGCATCGGTGCATTTATAGGTGCACTAATGGGGACAGCACCACCGGGTGGAACAGCACTTTGGTCGCCTACTAGGCCTTGCGGAGTTAAGGGATCAGTCATGGTTTTGTTTGCTCTTTAATATGTCACGTTTATAACTTTGGCTTTGCCTAGTAAGAACATTATCTAATGCCCTCTATGTTATCTTTCAGACGGGCGTATGCAACTAGGGCTACACCAGCCGCCGATACTACTAGGAATGCATATTCAACAGCGGGAGAGTGGCCTATTAGAGGTTGAAGCTGTGCCGCAAGCTCACCCAACACACCAGCGACAACTGCTATACCAGCACCTGCTAATGTCTTAGATTTCCATAGGGGTTTCGTAGCCGATTGTTCGGGCTTCTGAGGCATCATATCCCCGCCTTCGTCGGCAAGGGGTACATTCATAGCGAATAATGCTGCTTCTGCTGTACGGCGACGTGTGAGGCCTCTCAGGGCCATCAACTTACCCTCTACTCGGGCTTTATTCCATCGCATGATCTGTTCAGGTATTTCATCGTACAAACCTGCGTTTAACTTTGTTAGCAGGGTACTACTTTGGAAGTTTCCTCCGCCTAGGTTAAACACAAAGGAAGATAGGCTATCAAACTGTTGCTGAGATAGCGGTACATTTACATAACGCTTAATGATAGAACCAGCCTCATTAAGGTCATCTGCTAGGATACGCTCACATTGAGCTACAGATTCCCGCATTCCAGACTTTACGCCCTTCGTGTGGCCATAGCCGATAGTCCAGCGCCCAGCAGGGCAGCGATATGCGCGTACATCGCCTTCTTCAGTTACTTTATGTAGGCCTTCAAACTTCTTTACTAGGTTAATTCCTGAATCGGAAATAGTTGTGGGGATCATCGTATATACCAGAATAGTGTAGAGACACCAGCCGAAGCTGCTATCCAGAATACCCTTTCCGCAAAACGGAGGGTCTGCCCATTATTGGACACCTTTAAGGTTATTTTATCTACCTTATCCTCCAACACCCCCTGCCTATCTTCGTGCGTATTCATCCATTTGAACACAGTTTCCATCCTCTCTTCCATGCGAGCTAATGCAACAATGGCATCAGACAGTTTATCTAGTTTATCTTCTATACGGCTTAGACGCAGACTCTCTTCCATTTGGATTTAACCCTAGTATGTTTGAGCGTATGGTGACGCAAAGCCACTATATACGGATGCTGGTGCGGGTGCTCCTGCTGTAGGGCTACGTCCGCCCATATTAGCGTTAGATCCCTGCGTTAGTCGGTTAGCTGAAATCTCTTTCATCAGACGGTTAATGTCTAGTGACTGTTGATCCAGTAGGCTACCATTCATGCTGCTGTATGTGCTTAGAACTAGGCTGCCACTATCGTCGATAGTACGTTTAAGCATATTACCGTTATTATCAATGGCATTAGCAATAAGTAGGCCTTCATCATCGAAGGATTCACTTAAAGCAGACATACGTCCTCGTAGACCTTGGTCTAGGTTGGCTACGTCTTCTTCTAGCATTCCTTTAACCATGTTCAAACGGTTAGTGAATTCCTGCCTGCCTGCGCGTTCCTGATCACTCATTTCATCAAAGCGAGACGTGAAGCCTTCTTGGAGGCCTGAAGCCATACCTAGTAGGCCTTGGTCTATGTCACCGCCAACCTGAGAGATTGAGGCGTCGATTGCCTGAAGGAATTCATCAGTAGAACTAAAGCGTGAATCAAAGTCCGTAGTAAGCAAGTCTGCATTAAACTTATTAGACTCTATTAACTCACCTGTAGCATCATCTACCGTACTAACTACTAGTTCACCACTAGCGTTAATCTCACGGAAGATAAAGTCACCTGTGTCACTAACAGTACTACGGATAAGGTCTCCGTTGTCGTCGAAGGCTGACAATAGGCTACCAAACTTATCTTTAAGGTCGGCCCCCATGGTGTCACCTTGAGTTGTCATGATGTCACGCAAACCAGAGAGGTTACCCACTAGGTTAGAGCGTAGTTCATCGGACGACTGTTGGATACCATTGAAGGCGGTAGAGATAGTGTCACCTAAACCTGCCTGCATTCCATTCAACTGGGAAGATATGTCAGCTACGTTAAGAGACGATTGGTTGATAACTTGGCCAGCAGCATCAAGCTCCGTGGTTATTAAGTTACCCTGTGCGTCTAAGTCACGACGTAGCTCACTACCACTCTCAGTTATCTCACTACGGATCAAGTTACCCTGATCGTCGAAGGAAGACTGTAGGCTGTCAAAGCTGGCGGATAGTTCTGCGTTAACACCTGTACCAACATCACCGATAAGGCCGTTAGTAGTAGCGAAGGCATCAAGGATAGATGTGCGGCTTTCTGCGGCCACTTCTGCATCACCAAAGATAGTATTGAACTGATCACTTGTATTAGTCTCAAACGAAGAGACGTTATTCATTAGGGAGTTAAGGTCTAGTGTTTGTTGGTCGGTACGAGCACCCTGAGCATCGAACTTGGCGATAAACAACTCACCTTGTTCTGATAGGGCGCGAGTAATAGAACTACCATTATCACCAGCAGTCTGGGCAATAAGGTTACCTTGATCATCAAACGAACCAGACAGGCTCTCGTAGTTTGCTTTAACACTAGCGTCTAGATTACCTGTGTCTGCTTGTAGGATCTTCCGTACTGAATCTAGGGTACTAATGAAACTCTTCTTACGAGCCGCACCTTCTTCACTAGAATCATCGAAGCCCGTAGCAATGTCGGTAGCAGCAGAGGCAAAGTTAGTCTCGTTAGCAGCCGCACTCTCGGCTACATCCGAACCAACACCTGAGATATCCTTACTAACGCCAGATATGTCGGAACTAACACCCGAGATAGACTTGGCAATATCACCAAAGTTCTGTTCAGATGTAGAAGCACCAGAGGCAACGTCAGAAGTAACATCGGCAATGCCCTTACTAACACCCGCAACATCCTTACCGACACTT